ATAGGATGAAAACATTTGTGCTTACTGTTTCAAAACAGTTTCCAAAAACACATATTAAAGCAGGTGAAGACACTGGATTTGTTCAGAATATTTCCAAATTATTCAGCTTTGAAAACACAAAAATTCACACCATAAGGGCGAACTATGAATTATGGAATAAACGAGCAAAAGAAATAAATGAAGGCAAGGCTATTTTGTCAATTCGTTATTGGAGTGGAAAACCTTATAATTCTAAGCAAGTTGAAATATGCCAACTTTGTGGAATTGGAATTGAAAAACTAGAAGACCCTACAAATTTTGTTTTCGCACCAATTGACGGTAAAATGGTGAATTGGCAAGATATAGCGAAAAACGATGGGTTAAGTTTTGAAGATTTTTGCGAATGGTTTAAAGTAAGGCAACCAAATCCAATGGCTGTGATTCACTTTACTAATTTTAGATATGCCGATTAACACCCCAATTTATTTAATCACTTATACGAAGAGAATCGAAAGAAACGTAAATCTAAAAACAAGAAACCCCCGAAAAGTAATTGAGATATGTTTAAAAGAAAATACACAAAATGGTTACCTATACTAATATATGATTTTTCAGGTAACAGATTCTTGTTGCAAGGTCGGCAAAATATTAAAACAGGTGAATTACACTTCAAGAATAGAAGAATGAATACAGCGTTTAATTTAATGCAAAGTATGCCTGTAGATATATTCAATCCTAAAGAACAATTCGATATTTTATTAACCCAACCCAAAAACCCTGAGTGATGAGTGAAATAAATGAAATGCAATATATCTATAAACAAATCACAGAGAAAATGGTAGATGTTGTTTTCTCAAAAAGAAATCCACCTGAGATAATTATAGTTAATGAAATCATTTTTGAAAAACTGTGGATTGAGTTTGAAAATTCAAAAAGCAATCAACTTGAAATGAATAGGAATAATTTTAGAGCGTTTGGACTTAGGGTAATATCAAGTAAACAAGTTCACATTGAAGTATATTAAAACAAAACTGATGGAAAAGGAAAAGACGGCTATGCAGATAGCAATTGCGAATGTAGACCAATGCTTAAATGCAGAACACGTTAAATCAATGCTTGAAGAACTTCTTGAACTCGAACGGCAACAGATTTTAGATTTTGCTAAAAAAATTAATGAAGCATCAGGATTCCCTACAGATGAATATAATATTGAACAATATTACAAACAAACTTACGGAAGGGATGATATAGAATAATTTATTACTTTAGCTTCGTGAATTGGATTACTATCGTATCAGTACATCATAAAGAATGGGTCAGCCTCGTTAAACAATGGGGAGAATATTTCTACGCTGATGATCTGGTTCAAGAAATGTATATCAAACTTTACAATTCAACGACTGAAGAAAAAATTGTAAAATCTGGCAAATTAAATAAAGGTTACGTCTGGTTTTGTTTGCGTTCCGTATTTATAGATTTTCAAAGGTCTAAAAAATTCGATAAAGTAAGTTTAGATTCTTTAAATTTGTCAGATGAAAGCATAGACTTTGATAAAGAATTTGCACACGACAGATTATTCAATGAGATTGAAGACGAAATAAACTCATGGCATTGGTATGATATCAAGATGTTTAGAATATACATGAACACAGATATGTCAATGCGAGATATGGAAAATGAAATTAACATACCGTTATCTAACATTTTCACAACGATTAAAAGTTGCAAGAAAAGAATTGCAAACAGAATAGGAGAAGATTTTGAAGATTTTAAAAACCAAGAATACGAATTAATATGACCAACAAAAAATACACTGAACACTTCCTTATGTCAGAACTTAAAGATGTTCAAAATAGAATGAAACTTAGTTCAGAAAAGGACGTTCAAAACGTTGCTGAACAACATTATCTTTTTGGATTATCAATGGGAATTGTGTATCTTTTAGAAAAAAACGGTTACGAAAAACCTAAAAAATAATGGCAAAGAAACGAACAAGGCGAACACCCGAGCAAATAGCAAAGGATAACGCTACAAAGTCGAAAGGTTTAGGAGATACTATTGCGAAGATTACAAAAGCAACAGGTATTGATAAATTAGTACATTTTGTTGCTGGTGAGGATTGCGGATGCGACGAGCGTAAAAACAAATTGAATCAATGGTTTCCGTACGATCAGTTGACTTGCATGAATGAGGACGAGTACAAATGGTGTCACCAATATTACAACAACGGCATGAACCAAATACACGCGCCAATGCAAAGAGAGTTCCTGAAGGTTTACAATAAAGTATTTAACACAAATCACATACCAACGGATTGTGCCGACTGTTACCGAACATGGCATAAACAATTATTCAAAATATACTCAACTTATGAAAACTAAACTATTTTTTATCCTATCGCTTTTCTTGTTCTCTTGTGAGCCTGAAGTTATTGAGCCAAACCCTCCAACTTGCGATTGTAGAGAATACCACGAACAACTTACAAGTGGTGGTTTTCCAATTACAACTTATTGGGAATATGACTATGAAACAATTCCACAACCTGACCTTTGCGAAAAGGAGACAGGAGCATGGATTTATTCAAGCAACAATACACACAGGTATAAAGTAATATGTGACTAATGGGCGTAGGGAAAAAAATAACCTCTCCTGAATATCTTTTTGAATTGTTTGAAGAATACAAAGAGGACACGAAGTCACGCCCTTTTGAAGTAATGGATTGGGTAGGCAAGGATGCGTCAGAAGTGACAAGGAAAAAAGAACGCCCTTTGACAATGGAGGGCTTTGAGAATTACTGTTTCAGAAAAGGGGTAGTAAGGGAATTGAGTCATTACTTTTCAAATTATCAAGGAAGATACAGGAAGTTTGTCGCTATCTGTCGTACGATTAAGAATGAAATCCGTCAAGATCAGATTGAAGGAGGCATGGCAGGAATGTATAATCCATCCATTACACAGCGTTTAAATTCATTAGTGGACAAGCAACAAACTGTTATAATCGAACAGCCTTTATTTGGCCTAGAAGATGAAAAGGAAGATGAATAATGTTCAAGCGAACAACCGCAATAAATAAGATACTAGCTTTAAAAAAGCGAAAGAAGATAATACAGGGCGGGACATCTGCCGGTAAAACATTCGGTATTATTCCTATACTTATAGACACAGCTGCGCGTATTCCATTTTCTGAAATATCCGTAGTTTCAGAATCAATCCCACACCTTCGAAGGGGAGCAATGAAAGACTTCTTAAAGATAATGAAGTTAACTGGTCGGTATGTTGATTCGCATTGGAATAGAACATTACTTACATATCACTTTGCAAATGGATCTTACATTGAATTCTTTTCAGTTGACGATGAAAGCAAAGTAAGGGGAGCAAGAAGAACAATTCTATACGTAAACGAAGCGAATAACATTAATTGGGAATCATTCCATCAGTTAATGATTCGTACATCAAAAGAAATATACATTGACTTTAATCCAACTATGGAGTTTTGGGCGCACACTGAATTAGTTGGTCACGATGATGTTGATTTTATTATTCTGAATTACAAAGACAATGAAGCCCTTGATGATAATATTGTAAAGGAAATAGAATCAGCACAAGTCAAAGCCTTAACATCTTCTTATTGGGCAAATTGGTGGAAAGTTTACGGATTAGGAGAGGTCGGATCGCTGGAAGGGGTTGTATTCAATAATTGGTTAACCATTGATAAGATACCCAGTGATGCAAGGCTTATAGGAATTGGTCTTGACTTTGGATATTCTGCTGATCCATGCGCTGCTATCGAGGTGTACAAGTGGAATGATAAGCGGATAATAAATGAGAGAATATATCAGTCAGGGTTGTTAAATTCTGACCTTGCTAAATTACTACCAAAAGAAGTAATGATTTATGCTGATTCAGCAGAACCCAAATCAATTGCAGAACTGCAACGTTTTGGATTAAGAGTTGCAGGAGTCACAAAAGGTGCTGATTCAATAAGGTTTGGTATTAATACAATGCAGACCCAACAATACCTAGTCACTTCATCCAGCACAAATCTAATAAAAGAGTTACGTGGTTATGTTTGGGACAAGGATAAATCAGGTAAACAGATTGACAAGCCTAAAGGGGTGGATCATGGTATTGATGCATTAAGATACCACGAAATGGAATCAATAGGAATCAACGGTCACTCAGGTAAATACTATATCCACTGACAAAAAGATCATAATATCGTTATAATATTATGATTGAAATAGATGTACCAAACAAGTTAAGCGAAATAACAGTAGAACAATATCAGGCGTTTAGTCGTGTTTCTGATTTAAGCGATTCGGATAGGTTTATAGCTGAGAAGATGGTGTCAATATTCTGCAAGATACCGTTAAGCCATGTAGGTAAGATTAAATACAATTCTATCACTGAGATCGTTCAGATATTTTCCGAAATGTTTGAACAAAAGACAACACTTATTCAACGATTTACTTTAGGGGGCAAAGAATTTGGATTCATTCCGAATTTAGAAAACATCTCAATGGATGAATATGCTGATCTCGACACTTACATAAATGAAACGCCAGATTTACACAAGGCTCTTGCTGTAATGTATCGACCTATTATTAAAACAAAAGGTGAACGGTACGATATTGAACCTTATGAAGGGTCAGTCACTTATTCAGATGTAATGAAGTATGCACCGCTTGATGTAGCATTAGGGGCTAAGCTTTTTTTTTGCCTTTTAGAGAAGGAATTATTGAGGACTACAGTAAACTTTTTGAAGGAGGAAACTCAGATGAATTTACAGCAGCTTCACAATTTGGAAAAAAATGGGGATGGTATTCTAGTTTCTATGCCCTTAGTCAAGGAGATGTTAGACGCTTCAATGAAGTTGGTAGATTACCCTTGTCACAGTGCCTTACATGGTTACTTTTTGAGACAGAAAGAATTGAAACAGAACGAGCGCAATTAAAAAAACATGGATAATCTATACGGATTCTATCAGGTAACTGACAAAATAAAAACAACACTTGAAGCAGACGACTTTGTGAACACTGTAACTTATGGTGACATATTTCAAGTTGACTTAAATAAGCAAACAATATTCCCTTTATCTCACATGGTTGTAAATTCAGCAACTAAAGAGAATAACGTAATGAGGTTTAATTTCTCAGTGATTGCAATGGACATTGTAAATATATCAAAGTCAGCAACAACAAATGCGTTTAGAAAGAATGACAACGAGCAAGATGTGTTACACACTCAACTTGCAGTACTTGACAGAATGACCGAGATGTTAAGAAGGGGCGGAGATGACAATTTGTGGCAACTAGGAAACGACCCTACATTTGAAGCGTTTACAGAAAGATTTGAAAACTTTTTAGCTGGTTGGGCTTGTACTTTCGATTTGATTGTACCGAATCAAATGACAAAATGCTAGATAATCTAAAGAGAGAATTAGAACTATTTGAGAAGCGAGTTATTCAACAAGCTAAAAGCAACCTGACTAAACAAAAAAAGAAAGCATCTGGCAACTTGTATAACTCGATTGATTCTGAGTTGAATGTACATAAACAATCATTC